TATCAATTACAGAATCACAAATATCTGACTTAGGAACTTACTTAGTTGCATCTGATCTTAATGGATATGCAACAGAAACTTATGTTGGATCTCAGGGATTCATTACAGATTATACAGTAACTCAATCGGACGTAACCGATCATCAAGCTGCATTATCAATTACCGAATCACAGATTAGTGATTTGGGAACTTATGCGACTCTATCTGATATTAGTGTTTCCACCGGATCTCCAAGTGGTTCTGGTTCACTAAACTATACCAATTCTACTGGTGTTCTTGCATTTGCTCCTGCAGATCTGAGTTCTTATTTGGTTGCCTCTGATTTATCGACTTACGCATTAAAGACTTATGTTGATTCTCAGGTTGCTGGTGTAGTTAGTTCTGCTCCAGAAACTTTGGACACTCTGAACGAACTTGCTGCTGCATTAGGAGACGATCCAAACTTTGCAACAACAGTATCAAATCAGATTGGAACAAAGGCAGCAGTCGGAGACTTTAGTGTTTCTACTGTTGCTGCGAGTGGTTCCGGATCTCTCAATTATAATGATGCTGGAGCATTCACATTTGCCCCTGCAGATTTGAGTTCATTCCTAACATCAGTTGCATTTGCAGATTTGACATCAAAACCAACGACTATATCTGGTTATGGAATCACAGATGCTTTTGATGGAGACTATAATAGTCTTACAAATCAACCAGTAATCCCAGAAGGTGCAGATCTTACAGGATATGCGACAGAGACTTATGTCAACTCGCAGGGTTTCATAACAGGAATCTCATTCGCAAATGTATCCGCAAAACCAACTACTATTGCTGGTTATGGAATAACTGATGCCTTCTCTGGTGCATATGGAGATTTGACTGGAGCCCCTACTTTATTTGATGGTGCATATTCTAGTCTGTCTGGATCTCCTACTGATTTGAGCGATTTCGCAAATGATACTAATTTTATCACTCTTGCTGGAGTCAGCGTTTCTACTGGTTCTGCGAGTGGTTCTGGTTCATTGAATTACGATAATTCTACTGGAGCGTTCACATTTTCTCCTGCGGATCTGAGTTCATTCTTAACTTCTGCGTCATTATCTACATATGCAACAGAAACTTATGTAGACACTCAAGTTGCAAGTGTGGTCAGTTCTGCTCCAGAGACATTAAATACACTCAATGAACTTGCAGACGCATTGGGAGATGATCCTAACTTTGCGACAACAGTATCAAATCAGATTGGAACAAAGGCAGCCCTTGGAGATATTAGTGTTTCTTTGGGTGGTGCAAGTGGTTCTGGTTCTCTTAACTATAATTCTTCTACTGGAGAATTCACATTTAATCCTCCAGATTTATCTTCTTATCTGACGACTTCATTCGAAGAACAAGATCCATTCTTCTTTTCTCACATTGCCTCTGGAATTACATCAATACATATAAACAACTGGAATGCCGCATATGCATATGGAGACCACAGTGCAGCCGGGTATCTCACTGCATCTTCTATAACAGATAAGATTGAACTTGATGATATTGATGTAACTACAGGTTCTCCTAGTGGTGCTGGTTCTCTTAACTATAATCAGTCTACTGGAGTGTTCTTATTTGCTCCTGCGGATTTAAGTTCTTACTTGACCACAGTTGCATTTACGGACATAACATCAAGACCAGATACCATTGCTGGATATGGAATTATAGATGCGTTTGATGGGAATTATTCTAACTTAACAAATAAACCAACTATACCAACTAACAACAATGAGTTGACTAATGGTGCTGGTTATTTGGATTCTGTTTCTGAATCAGATGTCAAGGCTCATGAAGGAGCATTGGCGATAACTGAGACACAAATTACTGATCTGGGTTCTTACCTAGAACTAGTGAGCGCGCCATCTACATCTAAGGGAGCATCTGGAGATGCCGCTGGAGATGTTGCGATGGATAATGATTATATATATAGATGTACTGCGAATTATACTGATGGAAACGCCGATATTTGGAAGAGAGTAGAATTCTCAACTGATACTTGGTAAATTGAACTACTAAGATTATTTTATGCAAAAATTTGACAACTTGACGGAAGAAAACGTCTTGATGTATCAAATGAAGTCTTACGATAATCCGCAATGTCACACATACGAAGAGTTTGTGGATGATATGAAGCGGATAAAGTATATCAAAAGACTTTTTTTTAGATACCACACAAAACGTATATTGAAAGAAAGATTGATTATCAATCACTTAATTATTTTATATAATGTCTTGGGGAATACTGCGGCTTCGCGAATTCTCTTTTTAAAGATAGATCCTTCTCAGTATTACATACTGAAGAGTTTTCTAGTCTTTATAAACAAGATGCCAAACCGCATTTATGGGGTAAATGGGTCTGATATAAATAGTATTGACATACCCGTAGATGATGATATAATAGAGACACTCAGGGAATTATAATGGCATCAGTCTTCAATGCATTCCTAGCATACAAATTTATCAAGGTCATAACGACTCCTTGGAAAGATATGGAGGCCTTTGAGCATGGTATTGTAGATGCAAACGGGAAACAGTTAAAGAAGACTAATCAACTCAAGACATCCGAAGAGAAGGCGTCATATACTCTATTTCATAGATTGATATTTAATCTTAAACGAGTATTAGAGAAGTTTCCTTTCGGAAAGAGCCGCATCGCAAGTTACGCAGCAGCTTTCGCACTTCTCAGAGAAGAAAGAAATAAATCTCTCAAAGATGTAGATGATGAAACATACGAACAGATAGAAGGATTCTTGTGTGACTATGTTAATATACTTGAAGAGAAAACGCAAGAACTTTTGATGGAAGATGCTCCAGTGAATTCTATTGGTGACGCGAGTCATCTTGCGGGGTTAGGTAAAAATCCTCCGGCGAATTTTGCTGGAATGCGTGTTTTTCGAATAAAAAATGATACATATAATAAGCTTCTGAAAGGAAAGAAGAAGTACGCGAGATGGCAAAACTATATTTCTGCGGAAGAAGCATCAGAAATTAGAGATTATATAAGAAAAAACCCAAAAGAAAGTGTGGTACTCATGGATGATTCTTATGGGACTATGACTATTTTACGAAGACACAACGAGATTTAAAATGGCATTTTTCAACACATTTAAGGTAGTTATGATACTCATTCCTCTCCTTATGGGAGCGGGAGGATGGTATTACATTAAAAATCTAAAAGAGACAATGAATCAATTGAGGGTCAACGCGGCCCAGATGGAAGATGCAATCAACTCCAAAGACGGAGAAATAACAAGACTCAATGAGAATATTAATGTTCTCAGAACAGTTACGGACGAAGTACAAGAAGTTAGAAATAATTTAGAAAGGGAAGTTGATAAATTGCGGATTACCCTCGGCGAACATGATCTAGGTTATCTTGCTTATAAGAAACCTGGCCTTGTTGAGAGAATCGTGAACAAAGCTGTAGATAGAGATATCAAACAGCGACTAGATAGAATTACAGGGAAAGTGAATGATGAAGATGAAGGTTCTTAGTATATTATTATTAATTTTTTTGATGACGGTTTCTACCGGATGTTCTATATTGCGTCAAGAACCAGTAGAAAAAATAATTACTAAAGAAGTTTTTGTAAGCAAACTTCCATTAAATATTAAAAATCCAGAACCAATTGATTGGTTGGGGGTTAAGTGGATGATTATAACTCCAGAAACTTATGATTCCCGAATAGAAGAATTGAAGAGAGATGGAAAAAGTCTAGCGATATTTGCGTTAGATAAGGATTCTTATGAAGCCATATCTATAAATATGGCAGAGATATTAAAATATTTGGAAGAGCAAAATTATATTCTTGCTCAGTACCGAGAGTACTATGAATCGGAAGATGGATCTGATAAGTCTGAAGAGGAAAGATAGGTAAAAATATGTCAGCACAAGATAATGTAGACAATGTAGAAGACTTTCAAGATTCCATTAAGGAAAATAAGGATAGGATACATTCTATGGAACAAAGAATACAAACAGTCGCGATGGTTTTGATTGTTGGTTTTTTGACATGGGTTGGAACAGGTCTAGTAGACGTTAAAGTAGGACTCGCGCAAGTTTTATCTGAGTCCGTATCACTGAGAGGCTCGCTCGATTCTCAGGGTAGAAGGTTAGTAGAAATAGAAAGAGATATTCAAGAGATTAATAAAGATATGGCTAATTACATCACCAGAGATGAATTTAGAGAAGAATTGAAGGAACTCAGGGAAAGTCACAATTCAGATTGACAAGTCATATCCAAACGTGTACAATGTCTTCTAAAACTCGTACACATTTATGCTATATATTGATCACACCTACATAAACCTTGTAGGGAGTAAGTTAGAAAGATTCGCAAAGAAGCGAGACAACCTATACAACTGTAGGTGTCCGTTATGCGGCGACTCTCAGAAACACTCCTACAAGGCCCGAGGGTTCTTCTTTGAGAAGAAGAGCAAGTTCTTTTATATGTGCCATAATTGTGGTGCATCTATGCCTCTTGGTAAGTTCTTGAGTATTGTCGATGGAGAAATCCATAAACAATATACCTTTGAGAAGTGGAAAGATAACAACCCAAAGAAAGAACAAAAGAAAGAAGAACATAAACCCCTAAAGTTCTATTACGATTTTAGAGATAATTCGATTGTTGTCAAAGAAGAGCCGACTGAGTTCAACATAGATTTTAAGGCAAAGTTTAAAGACAAACTAAAGGGCATGACTCCAATCAAAAAATTGGATGATTCGCACCCAGCCAAACAATATTTGGTAAACAGAAAAATTCCTAACTTGGATGTACTATATTACACTGAGGATTTCAAGTCAACAGTCAATACATTACTTTCTAAGTTTGGTGACAATTCTAGATTGTATGACAATCTTGTAGATAATGAGAAACGGATTGTAATTCCCTTCTTCAACGAAAACAAGAAACTTATCGCATTGCAGGGTAGAGCATTAGACTCTTCCGGTATGCGATACATTACTATCAAGATAGATGAAGACGCGGAAAAGATCTATGGATTGGAGAGATCAGACAAGAGTAAAACTGTATATGTGACAGAAGGCCCAATCGACTCTCTGTTCCTTGATAATGCACTCGCCATGGCAGGAAGTGATGTGGGGTTAAAGTACTTTGATAAGTTCTCTGAGGTAGTCTTTGTTTTTGATAACGAACCCAGAAATCCGCAAATTGTTAAGAGAATGGAGAAGGTAGTCCAGTCAGGATTTAGTATTTTTGTCTGGCCAAATAAAATAAAAGAAAAAGATATAAATGATGTTGTGATGTCTGGAATGGGTATTTTAGAATTACAAGACATTATAAGTAAAAATACCTCAAATGGATTAGAGGCGAAATTAAATATTTCCTCATGGAAAAAGTGTTAAGGGTGAGAAGGGATGAAGTTAAAATTAGAGTATGAACGAGATGAGAATTTATCAGAACAATCCTATAAATTATTGAAAGATTATTATTGCATTGAAGGTGAAAATTCCCCCCAAGATTCATTCGCAAGAGCCGCAGCAGCGTACTCTTACGGAGACAAAAAACTCGCCCAGAGAATATATGAAGGTGCGTCGAAGGGATGGTTTATGTTTTCTTCCCCCGTATTATCTAACGCACCCAAACAAGGAAAACAACCAAAGTCCCTGCCGATTTCTTGTTTCCTTTCGTATGTTCCGGACACACTAGAAGGTCTTATTTCGCATTCATCTGAACTGAGATGGTTGTCAGTAAAGGGTGGTGGTGTCGGTGGTCATTGGAGCACTGTCCGATCAGTATCTGATAAAGCGCCCGGGCCTATTCCCTTCATGCACACCGTAGATGCGGATATGACGGCGTATAGGCAGGGTAAAACTAGGAAAGGGTCTTATGCAGCATACCTTGATATAGACCATCCAGACATCCTAGAGTTCGTAGGAATGCGTACTCCGACTGGTGATGTGAATAGAAAGAATCTTAATCTACATCACGCGGTCAATATTACCGACAAATTCATGGAATCAGTTAAAGAAAATTTAGACTGGGACTTAATAGACCCAAATGAAAAGACTGCAAAGGATACAATACGAGCTAGAAAGTTGTGGGAAACTATTTTAGAAACCCGATACAGAACAGGAGAACCATACTTAAACTTCATAGATACTGCTAATCGTTCTCTCCCAAAGCAGATGAAGAAGAAAGGATTAAAGATACATGGGTCTAACTTATGTAACGAAATTCATTTACCTACAAGCGAAGATAGAACCGCTGTTTGTTGTTTGTCATCACTAAATATCGAGAAATATGACGAATGGAAAGAATCTAATATCGTCAGAGATTTGATTAGATTCTTGGACAATGTATTACAATATTTTATAGACCATGCTGGAGATGAGATATCAAAGGCAAGATACTCCGCACAGATGGAGAGGTCTTTGGGACTGGGTGCAATGGGATTGCATTCCTATTTCCATAAACATAGAGTCTCTTTTGATTCAGAAGAAGCAAGTGAAATGAACGATGAAATATTCAAGTTCATTAAAGAACAGGCTTCCGAAGAATCTAAGTTACTCGCAGAAGAAAGAGGGGAGTGTCCAGACATGGAAGGTGCTGGACTTCGTAACTCACACTTATTGGCTATTGCGCCCAATGCGAATAGTTCAATCATTGTGAATACTTCTCCCTCAATTGAACCTCTAAAGGCAAATGCCTATACCCATAGAACCAGAGTTGGTTCGCATTTGGTTAGGAACAGATACTTAGAGGAAGAATTGGAAAAAATCGATAAAAGTACTGACGAAGTATGGAGTTCGATAATCACTAATGGTGGTTCTGTACAACACCTAGCATTCTTAAGTGATCATCTCAAAGAGGTATTTAAGACTGCGATAGAAATTGACCAGATGGCATTGATAGAACAAGCGGCAGACCGACAGAATTATCTCTGTCAGGGACAGTCTCTGAATATATTCTTTCCGCCATCTGCAGATAAATCTTATATACACAAAGTTCATTATAGAGCTTGGGAAAGTGGTTGTAAAGGACTTTACTACTTGAGAACTGAGAGTTCAAGTAGGGCAGAGAATGTTACACAAAAGGTTACTAGAATTGCACTAAAGGATTACGAAACTCCAACCGACGAAAGTCAGGACGAATGTGAAGCTTGTCAAGGTTAGGAGAAAAATATGGATGTATCTATCTATTCAAAAACGGGGTGTCCGTTTTGTGTGAAAGCAAAAGATTGGTTTGATGATTTTGATATCAAATATACGGAGGTTGTTCTTGATAATGAAGAACAACGTCTTTCATTTTATCAAAGAGTAAATGGTTCAAAAGAAGTTCTGGGGACAGGTTCGTTTCCCAGAAGAGTTAACTCTATGCCCCAGATATTTGTCGATGACAAACATATCGGTGGGTATGATGATTTGATGGTAAGTGCAGATAAGATACTAAAGAAAGTATCTGGTGGATTGACCAAAGTATCACAGACTTATAAACCATTCTTTTATCCTTGGGCAGTAGAACTAACCACAAAACATGAGAAAGTTCATTGGATTGAGGATGAGGTTGATTTGTCCGAAGATGTAATGGACTGGAAGACTGGCAGAGTATCAGAAACAGAGAAAGAATATATCACAAACATTCTGCGATTATTCACTCAGTCAGATGTAGAAGTTGGTAAGAACTATTACGATCAATTCATTCCCAGAATTAAGAACAACGAAGTTCGTAATATGTTAGGGTCATTCGCCGCGAGAGAAGGTATTCACCAAAGGGCTTATGCACTGTTGAATGAGACTCTTGGATTGCCAGATAGTGAGTATCACGCATTCTTGGAGTATCAGGAAATGACCGACAAGGTAGAGTTCATGACAGACTCCGATCCTTCTACTGTAAGAGGTTTGGGGCTCGCATTTGCAAAATCTGTATTCAATGAAGGTGTCGCACTATTCGCATCATTCGTAATGTTGCTCAACTTCCAGAGATATGGAAAGATGAAAGGAATGGGTAAGGTCGTAGAGTGGTCTATCAGAGACGAATCTATGCACGTTGAAGGAAATGCAAACCTTTTCCGATCATACTGTTCAGAACATCCAAGAATTGTGGATGATTCCTTTAAGAAAGAAATTTATGAAATGTCCAAGACTGCAGTTAAGTTAGAAGATAAGTTTATTGACTTGGCTTATAAAATTGGAGATATCGATGGATTGTCATCAGATGAGGTAAAGGTTTATATTAGATATATAACTGATAGAAGACTACTTCAACTGGGGCTAAAACCTGTATTTAAGGTAAAAACGAATCCTCTTCCTTGGTTGGAATGGATTCTTAATGGCGCAGACCACACTAACTTCTTCGAAAATAGAGTTACTGAATATGAAGTTGCTGGGTTGGTTGGTAGTTGGGATGACGCATACGCATAAATAGGATTATAAATGTCAAGAGATGACGCACCAGATATAATAGAGTGTAGATACTGTTCTTGTTACTTTGAAATATTTTTGAGAAATCCAGATGATAGTGTGAATTACTGCCCGAATTGTGGAGAACAAATATCGGGTAGTTATTCTTTAGAAGATGATGAAGATGATGAAGATGAGGATTACGATTTATATAATGAAACTAATAGGTTATGGCAAGATTAGCAGGAATTGATTACAGTTTAACTTCCCCATCTGTATGTACATATACCGGCGATCCGGAAAATTTTACATTCGAATCGTGTGATGTATACTTTCTTTCGCCCACCAAAAAGTACTCAGAGTATTCTTTTAAGAATATAGATGGTCAATCGACAATATTTACTTATGAGTATCCCGAAGAAAGATATGATTTTATATCTGACTGGGCCGTGGATATTGTATTGACAAACGAGATAGAATCTGTTTATATAGAAGATTATAGTTACAACTCTACAGGAAAGGTATTTCATATCGCAGAAAACTGTGGCCTTTTAAAGTGGAAACTATGGAATTCTGAGATAGATTATCATTTAGTTTCCCCGGCGGAGATTAAGAAGTTCGCATCTGGTAAGGGAAACGCCAACAAAGAGATGATGTATGAGAGTTTTATCTCTTCTACTAGTATTGATCTAAAGCAATACTTAGAATCTAAATCTACAAAAGTAGGAAATCCAATATCGGATATCATAGATTCCTATTATATTTGCAAATATGGTATAAATTTACTTGACAAAGGAGAAATTATTCTATAGAATGGTCTTATCTTTTAATTGAGTAAATTTATGCAAATAATTTACGGCAGCATGAGTCACGATCCATCCGGCAGGAAACGGAAAACGTCTCGCAAATCCACTAAAAAATACCAACCAGAATTCCGTCCACTCAAGACTAACTCCAATATTCTCCGACAAGAAACTGTTTACCCTTCTAGGGAGTTGACAAGTCCAAACACTTGTGGTATAATAAACAAACCAAAATACACAGGTAATTCTATTATAGGTATTGCCACCATGCACAAGTCAAACGCAGTACCAGTTACCAGCGCAAAATACGCAGAAGAAATATCGAGGATGGGGAAATGAACGTATTTGTATTAAGTCGAGATCCAGTAGAGGCAGCACAACAACAGTGCGATAAACATATTCCAAAGATGGTTGTTGAGTCTGGCCAAATGTTATCGACAGTCCATCGCATACTAGATGGTGTTGAAATGTCGAAACCATCAGTATCGGGAAAACGTCAGGTAAAGTATTATATGCTTCCAGATGATAGAGAAAAAACTCTCTACAAGGCCGTTCATCACAAACATCCCTGCACTGTATGGACTGGCGAATCATTCATTAACTATCGATGGCACTGGAAACACTTTGCTGCGCTTTGTGACGAATATACGCACCGTTACGGCAAGGTTCATGCGACTGACACAAAACTACGGGATGCACTAAAACGGATGCCAGCGAACATCCCTCGCACCAGAATGACGCAATTTAAGTTGGCTATGAAGTCAAATCCAGAATGTATGTTCCCAGAAGATCCGGTCAAGTCATACCAGAAATTCTACATAACAAAACAGAAAAGATTCAACATGAAATGGACTAACAGAGAAGTACCGGAGTGGTTTGAGTATGAGTGAATTCATTGGGAAGGTTGGCGAAAGAGCCCTTTGGTTTGCGAAAGTCATAGAAAAGAAAGATGTCAATACTCATTATGGTAAAAGTACCGTATACAGCGTTGTGACTCAGACCGGAAGATATGGATCATTTTTTGCTGATAACAATGATCAGTTGGATGTTGATGTTTGTTTTCACTTTAAGGGAACTGTTAAGTCGCATGACTTTAATCAGTACACAAATAGAAATGAGACAAAATTCAATAGAGTATCGATTGCAGATGTCATAGGAAAAGCTTCTTGACAAACTCCGAATATATCGGTATACTGTTACACAATATAAAAATGGATTTTTTAAATGATTTTGGTTGATTTGAATCAAGTTGTAATATCAAACTTGATGACACAGATAAACTCCTACCAAGAGACAGTCGATGAGAATTTGATTCGTCATATGATTCTCAACAGCATCCTAAGTGTTAAGAAGAGATTCTCTGGAGACTATGGAAATATCATTCTTTGTTGCGACAACAAAGATTTTTGGCGCAAAAAAGTGTATCCATACTACAAAGCTTCGCGCAAGAAAATGCGAGAGTCTTCCGGATATGATTGGAATCTTATCTTTAACACTATTACTGACGTAAAGAGAGATCTACGAGAAGTTTTTCCTTACAAGATACTTGAAGTAGAACACGCAGAAGCAGACGATATAATCGGAGTTCTTGCAAAACATTTCTCTTCTAGAGAAAAAATAATGATCATATCTAGCGATAAGGATTTTAAACAACTTCAACGATACGAAGGTGTTTCTCAATACAGTCCTATATTAAAGAAATTTATCTCAACTTCAGATCCTTATAAATATATAAGAGAACACATTATTAGAGGAGATAGGGGCGATGGAGTTCCTAACTTTTTGTCGCCTGACGATGTATTTGTCACCGGAAAAAGACAGAAAGCCTTATCCAAAAATAAGTTAGTAGATTGGTTGAATATTGACCGAGCTCCAGAAGAGTTTTGCGATTCTAATATGTTGAAAAACTATAAGAGAAATGAACAACTAGTCGATTTAACATTTGTTCCCGAAGAAATTGAGAATCAAATTCTCACCGAGTATCAGAAACTTCCAACTGGCGACATGAAGAAAGTTTTTGATTATTTTATTAAAAACAAGATGATTCTTCTTATGGATGAATTGTCTGAGTTTAAAGAGGCAAATTATGAAGTTAGTATCTGAAATTTTTGATGAAATAGAGTCCACACGTTCTATTAATCAAAAGAAAGATATTCTATCCGGTCACAAAAGGACTGGGTTTTTGAGTGTTTTACAACATATGTTCGATAGGAATATCAAATTCGCTATCAAAAAAATTCCAGAATATCGCCCATCCAAGGCACCTCTAGGACTAGAAGATAGTTACCTAGAGAAGACAATGAAAGATCTTAGACTGTTCTATACGGGCAGTAATGTATCCGAAGATAGGATGAAAATCATCCTTATTCAGATTCTTGAGAGTCTTAATCCTAAAGAGGCCGAAATCCTCTGTAAGATTATCACTCGCAAGATAAAAGTTTCCGGTCTGACTGAGAGATTAGTCAGAGAAGTCCATCCAGACCTTTTGCCGGAAGCAGCGGGGGAGTAGTAGTTTGATGAATATGATGTTTTATGTTGCGAAGGGTTCATTATTAGTTCTTGTTTTCGTTTTTATTATGTCATGTTTCAACCAAACTAATGCTCTAATTGATGACTTTGTTCATGTTAAATATAATGGGATGATTGATGAAAAACAAGAAAGATTTTCACAAAAATAATCGAAATCATAAAATAGAAAGTTATAAAAACTTCTCTAAAAATCTAGTGGTCAAACTGCGGCCTATAATCAACTTTAGAAAGACTTGGGGTTATGAAGTTAAACTCATTGACTTTGCCTCTGAGTGGTCTAGAGAAAGTGGGCCAGAAGTAACCGCAAAGTTCTTTCTCAGGGAAGATGACGCAAGAACTTACGCAAAAAATCTAGCAGGAGCATCTTAATGCAAAACTTTGAAGCGCATATGCTCCCCGAAGACACAGCAAAGTATGAAACTGATCCATACTATGCTGCTTGGTTCTGGCTAAACGAAGAAAATGATTATTTTCGTTGGCCAACGTATATTGCTAAGTGTCGTATGTACGACCAACAGGCAGAATCAACCTCAGTAACTTATATTAGGAGTTCAGTTTAAATCATGGCGAAAGGAAAGGGGGGGTCAAACAAGACCTCAAATATTCCTGCAGGCCCTAAAGTGTCTGCAGGCCCATCTAAGAGTAGGTGGGCGGGAGATCCAAATTATTCAATGCAACGAGCAATGAATCAACTCAACGCATGGAAAAGGGGCAAGAATGTCGTTCTTACCGTTCCCAATCCGGATAAGAGTGACACTAGTGCTCGGTATATCAAAGTGAATGCCCGAGATTACTGGGGCAGTCCTTTTAAAAAGCAGCAGAGCGCCAAACGCCCTGCTGAAACTGGAGGCGAGGAATGATGAACTTGGACAGGGGGAAAATCGAATTGTCTCTCAAGAGAGGCAAATTCTTGGTAGATTTTACCAAAGTCAATGGAGATCAAAGAAAAATTCTTTGCACTCTGTCTCAAAAGTTTATGCCTAAAGCCGAATTTAATGTCAGTCGGGTAGAAGCAAAACGTCAAAAAAACACAGAAACTCTGTCCGTATGGGATTTGGAATCTGAATCTTGGAAATCCTTTAGAGTCAATTCTGTTAAATCTGTAGAACAAGTTAAAGATTAAATCTTAACTCTAAGAACTGTTCCGCGATAGCTCAGTTGGTAGAGCCGCTGACTGTTAATCAGCTGGTCGTAGGTTCGAGCCCTACTCGCGGAGCCAAATATCCGTCTGTAGCTCAATAGGATAGAGCAACGGCCTTCTAAGCCGTAGGTTACAGGTTCGACTCCTGTCAGACGGGCCACATTTCTGAAACACTTTGTAACATTTTGATACAATTTGATACAAAAAAAACCTTTTATTTGTTTTTAATGCCATGTAGCATATACACATAAACAATTGAGAGAGAATTTATGTCTATGCAAACTTTTGAGACCAACGTAGTCGAGATCGCCGGTGAAAAGGTTGTAAGAAGTCGGATGGGAACATTTACTGGAGAAAAAGAAACCTCCATCCCAGAGAAATTCGAACAGACCGTTCAAGTCGAGGGTCTTACTGTTTGGAGATCAAACGGCGAGGTTCCTTTTTCAGATATGCTTCTAGACTTCGTTTCGCATGGTAAAATTACCTTCGAACAGGCAGAGTTCTCTGCTCTGCAGAGAAAGAAGGACACAGAATCGTCTCTTGAGACTCTATTTCGCGGCCCAAAGGGAGATCTTTTCTTGGGAGAAGGTGCGTTGGGTTATCGCGAAGAACGACTTGAGAAAATTGCAAAAAATGAAGAGTTTTCTTCTCAAATTACCACTCTAAAGGCCAAATAATTCGTAAAAGCCCTTGACAGGGTTGTGGATTTTTAGTATAATATAACCATAAATTGATGAGGAAAAACCAAATGAGAGAAGAACTATCAGAATATGTCCATCACATCGGCGAAGACTATACACGTTGGATCGGTGCTGCGGGACGAAGTGAAGACGCTATTTCTGGCAAGATGGCGCGAGAGTTCGTCGCTGGTCTTGCGACCAAGGAAGGTCAGAAATATATCAAAGTCATCACCGGAAATTCTGTCCACTCTTTCATCGTCAACACCGAAAAGGACGCAAAGTTCAAGAAGGGTGACATTCTGAAGGCTGCAAGTTGGAA